CGAAGTCGAGCACCAGGCAGTCGGTCTTCCCGTCGGCCAAGCGCAGGCCTCGTCCCACCATCTGCACGTAGAGGACGGCAGACATCGTCGGCCGCAGCATGGCGATGAGGTCGGTCTGCGGCGCATCGAAGCCGGTAGTCAGGACGTTGACGTTGACCACGCAGCGCAGCCGTCCGGCCTTGAAGTCGGCGACGACGCGGTCGCGCTCGTCGCGGGCTGTGTCACCGAAGACGGACGCCACCTGGACGCCAGAGTCAGCCATTGCTGTGGCGACGGCTTCGGCGTGCGCGACGCTGCAGCAGAAGACGAGCCACGCCTTGCGGTCGGCTCCACGGCGGATGATCTCGGCCACGGCCTTCGGCACGTTGTCTCCGGCCATGGCTGCCTGCTCGAGCTCGTGCTCGACGAAGTCGCCCATGCGCACGTGCAGGCCGCCTGTGTCGATGCGCGCCGAGGTGGCCTTGCTGGTGACTTTCGACAGGAACCCGGCGCCGATCAGGCGCAGCAGGTCGCAGTCGTAGGCGACGCCGTCGAACAGGCGGTCGTCGCCGGCATCGAGCGCGCCCTCGCCGGTGCGGTACGGCGTGGCAGTGAGCCCGATCACCTTCAGGTGCGAGTTGATCGACCTCAGGTCGTTGAGCAGGGTGCGGTACATGCCCATGCCGGACTTAGGGATGAGGTGGGCCTCGTCGACAATGACCAGGTCGGCCCAGCCGATCAGGGCTGCCTTGGTGTGCACGGACTGGATGCCGGCGAACAGGATGCGTGCATCGTGCTCACGTCGGCGCAGGCCTGCAGAGTAGATGCCGGCCGGCGCAGACGGCCAGGCGCGAAGCATCTGTCGGTGGTTCTGCTCGATCAGCTCCTTCACGTGCGTGAGCACGAGGATGCGCTCGGATGGCCACTGACTGAGCACGCTGTGGCAGAACGCGGCGATGATGAGGGATTTGCCGCCGCCGGTCGGGACGACGACGAGCGGGTTGCCGGTGCGCGTCTCGAACCAGGCGTAGAGCGCCGCCACGGCGTCGGCCTGGTAGTCGCGCAAGGTGATCGCAAGCGGGCCGGACGTGGCCGACTCGAAGGGCAGGGCGGTCACGCCTTGCCGTCCTCCACCACCGTCCCGTCCGCCGCCTGGTACGCGATCCGCCGGCCCTTGATCTCAGACACCTGCCAGCCGACGACCTCCGGGATACTGAGGTGTTCGGGGCATGCCTCGCGCTGCTCGCTGGCGGACAGCATCTTGTCGTGGTGCTCACAGTGCCACGTCCCGTCTGGCAGTGGCGTAGATGACACGCAGGTCCTGCAAGAACGCGACGGGATGCCGCCCTTCCAGCACTGCCCGTGGAACTGGCAGGGCCACTGCGTGCCGTCTTTGCTGGTCAGCATGCACGGCGGGAACATGGCGTCACCCTGCGGCTTCGGCGGCAACGGCATCGCCACGATCGCCTGCGCCCGGCTGACTGCCTCGACGGCATCGTCGACGACGTAGGCGACGCGCTCCGTGTAGATGCGATCGTCGTCCTTGCAGACGGCGATGTACAGCGCCCAGTCGATGCCGAGGCCGTGCATGTAGACCTGCATCTGCGTGTAGTGATCTGGCTTGGCGCGACGCAAGCCTTCTTCGACGAGTCGGGCGAACTGCTTCGCGTTGCTCGTCTTCGCCTCTCCGACGTGCCAGACATCGGGGGCCTCGATCAGGCCGACGCAGACGAAGTCGCAGCTTCCGCCGACGTGCCCCCACTGGACACGGTGCTGCCGGCCGCGGTCGTCGGTCGGGTGGACCTGCACGCCGAGCGCGCGCAGCTAGTCAATCAGCCAGAGCTCCTCACGCTTGCCGCGCTCCAGCAGGCGGAGAGCTCGCCCGTCGAGACGCTTCGGAGTCGCCCACCGGAAGGACAGCCACAGGTAGCGGTCGCACTCGTGGCCGAGGATGGACGCGCCGAGGTGGTCGCGGCGCCAGTCCTCGGCGCTACCGGGCTGCGCCTCAGCTGCGCGCCGCTCGTAGGCGGCGTGCAGCTGATTCGCAGTCGTCGGCCCCTCGGGCGACTTCTTCGTGATGCGCGGCGGCACCGGGTCACCGCTTCCAGGGTTGGCGGGCGGTGGAGGCGGCGGCGGCGGTCTTCGCCGCCGCCTGCGTCGGCGCGGCGGCCTGAGCCGGGGCCGAAGCAGCGACCATCGCGGGCTGCTCCACGTCGGAGAGCGCCTTGAAGCCGCGCGTCTCGTTCTTGGCGTCGTAGCCGTCCTTCGCCGGCTGGGCCGTCAGCTTCACGCGGAGCTCGCCGCCGAGCAAGTCGTCGACCGCGACGGCGGACGGCTTCCCGATCGCGTGCAGGATCGCCACGATCTGCGAGCGGGCGATATCGCGCGTCTGCTTGTTGTCGTGCTGGTGGCAGAAGTTGGCGTAGACCTGCCGGCCGGCGTGCTCGGGGTGGGCGTGCTCGATGATCTCGAACGCCACCTTCAGCATCTGGCCCGTGCCCGGGTTGCGGCCATCGACCTGCTCGGCCTTGATGACGCGCATGGCGTACCACCCGGGCGGCAGCGGGTCGAACGCGGCCGAGGGCTTGGTGGTGTGAGTGTCGAATCCGAAACCGTTCATCGTTCTATCCTTCGTGTTTGGGGTTGGGGTTGTGGTTCAGGTTGGTCAATCAGCGGCGACAGCCGCTGGGGTCTTCGTCATGGCCTGCTCGAAGGCCGGCCACGACAGCGGAAGCTGGTCGGGCAGTCGGTAGCGGTTCTTCGCGCGCCACGCGGCGCGCTCGGTGGTGTGCAAGACGCGGGAGCCGTCGGACACGCCGCGGCGTCGCTCGCTGCCCTGGCCGCCGCTGGACACGGTGGTCACCTTGTAGTTGGCGAACAGGATCGCGTCGGCCCAGTCGCACACCGTGGCCTCGGCGGTCTTGTGCAGGCGCAGCTGGTAGCGGTCGTACGGATCGGTCTCCGGCGGCTCGATTCGGGCGACGGTGCTGTGCGCGGTGAGGATGACCGTCATGCCGCGAGCCCGCAGCGCGTCGAACCCGCCGAGCAGGTTGCGCCACTCTGCCGCGGCGAGGGCGTAGCCCTTGCCGTAGCCGAACTCCTCGATCGACTTCTTGCCGTTCCGTTCGCAGACATCGGCCCAGAGCAGCGGCTCCAGCTTGTCCAGGCTGTCGACGACGACCGTGCGGTAGTCGTGCTCGCCCGTGGCGAGCGCGCCGACGCACTCCAGCACCTGCGCGTAGCTCTCGGGCTTGGGGAACGCCTGCACATCGAGCTCGCCGAATCCGTCCTCGACGGGGATGAACACGGGGTTCGGGGCTGCGGCGGCCCAGGTGGTCTTGCCGATGCCGGGGACGCCGTAGATGACGATGCGGGGCGGGCCGCTGATGGCGCGCTGGATGGAGTTGAGGTTGATAGCCATGGTTTGGTCTCGGTGGTTCAGAGGTAGAGGATGCAGAGGAAGAAGATGACGAAGAGGAGCGCGCAGCAGACGGCCTCGAGCAGGCTGCCGGCGTCGCTGTGGCCGTGGAGGTCAGACACTGCCGACCTCCTGCTGACTGGCTGCGGCGGCCTTCTGCAGCTGCGCCTGCAGGCGGCGGCATTCCTCCTGGGTGCGCTCCAGCGCAGAGAAGAGGAAGGCTGACTGCCAGCCGGCGCCGAAGTCCGTGGCCGCCGGCGTGAACACACCGGCGGACATGCTGTCGGAGATGGCAGCGAGGAACTGCGCGCAGAGGGCGCTGAGGTGCTCGTGCGGGTGCATCACCAGCCTCCCCGACGCTGCTCGGCCAAGCGCTCGGCGATGTCCTCGGCGCGGAGGATGCGCGACTGACGCCAGCACTCGTCCAGCGCGTCCCGCATCTCCGGCCCGAACTCGTGCGACAGCAGCAGCAGCTTCGCGCGGCGGTGCGTCACGGGCTCCTCGGCCCCGAACTGCTCGACGAAGGCGTCGTAGTCGACGATCGCGGCGTGATCGACACCGGTGCACTCCTGGTCGTGGAGCTGGTACACCTCGGGCGCAAACTCGACGCCCCACACGATGGCGCGGACGCGGTGCTTGGCGGCGGCCAGGCGGTAGCTGGCCTGGCGCTGCTCGTCAGTGAGAGGGCGCAGATCGAGGTCGAG